TAATAACTCTACGGATTTTAAAAGAGCTTCTTTTACTTTTTGATTTTTAGCAAATGTAAGGTATTCGTTTTTAACATAGGGCAAATCATTTGCCTCCATTTGTTGATACACACTTTTAAGTTGTTCAACAATGGTTTGTTTTAATCCTTTATCCTCAACTGTACCAACTTTGATTTTGAAAACCTCCATTGTTGGTACTGCACGATATTCACCAAAGTAATCAATTACTTCGTTTATAATCCATTTATTTGCTTCGGATTCAAAGAATGCAGCTTTGGTGATTTCACTTACCTGCTCTAAAAACTTTACATCTGATATAAGAGAAGCAACTACTTTAGATTGATACGATTGTCCATACTTTACCAATGTATCTACTGCTTCCATTATTTAGTTTTTTTCTTTCTTGCTAATCTCTTTTCCTCAATTGATAACTCAGCCACATCATTAGCTTGGTTGTTAGCCACATCGGGCTTTGTCGGTTTACGAAGTGCTTTCCATTCTGATTTAGGAACGAACACCCAACCGTATTGTAATACTTTTAAATCTGCTTCTTCTTCTTTTACTCTGCGGATTTCTCCTTCTTTATTTTTAATGCACTTCATCTATTCCGTGTTTTGTTTAAATTATTTAACTACCATTAAAATTTCTGATTCTCTTAATAGAATATATTTGTTACCTCCTACTTTAATCTCTAATCCTTGATGGTATGGTGGAATGATTACTTCATCACCTACTTCTAAATTCATTGGAATCAATGTTCCAGATTGTGTGTAAATACCAGGTCCTACTGATTCTACTCTTGCTCTTTTAATATCTTCGTTTTTAACTGAATCTGGTATAATAATACCACCTGCTGTCTGTGAAACCTCTGATTCTAATTCTGTTAAAAGAACTCTATCTCCTAACGGTTTTGCTAATCTTTCTTCTGCCATTTGTTTTAAAATTTTGAAATGTGTAAAAATGTACTTTGTAACCAATCTGTTATACTAGGGAATGCATCTAATACTTTATGCTTTAATCCTAATTTTAAGAAACCTTGCTTATCAAACTTAACAGTATCTTCGTTGTATCTATCTATAATCTTCATACGGATAGTACCACTAAATTCTGGTTCTGATAATTGCATCAATTTACGATTTCTTTTTAATATTTCCAAGTTATTTTCAAATAAATCGTAAGCTTTTGTTTTCTTTGGTTGCTCTTTGATAAATTCTAATAAAGATTCAGTAGTTTGAACTACCTCTTGGGTTAATATTGGAAAGTTTTTTATAATTGTTTTTAATCCTAATCCAGGTAAACCATTTAAATTATCGGATTTATCTCCATCAATCATTCTGAAATTGACAAAGTTGTGTGGATGAATTCCGAACTCTTCTACCACTTCTGGTATATTGTAGATTTTCTTTTTAGATGGTGAATAAACACTCACATCTTTATTTACCAATTGTAAGAAATCTTTATCGGAACTCATTATCACAACCTTTTCATCTTCTTTCTTTAATTGAGTAGTGATGTAAGCAATAACATCATCAGCTTCGATTCCATCATAAATCATAATGGATACTGGTAAAGAAGATAGTAATTCACCCAATCCGACCATTTGTCGTCTCATAGATTGACTTTCTTCTTCTGGATTCATTTCAACAGATGCAGCACGATTCAATCTCATTTTGATTTTGTTGTTGCCTCTATCTGCTTTGTAACCAGAGTATATATCTTGTCTGCTTTTGTTACCACCTTTACCATCGAATACAATGATACATCGGGTAGGATTGATTGTACGGATTGCGTAGCCGATACTTTTTAAAGTACCGACTATGCCTCCGATGTGGTCTCCATTATCGTTAAGATTTGGAGCAGTTGACCAAGAACGAATGAAGGTATTAAGACCATCAATAATTAATGTTTTGGAGTTACGATGTAAATCACCAAATTCATTATGTTCTTTATCTATTTGTTTTAGTATATCTAAATACCTTTTGTTAATCTGACTCATTGCCTTCATCCGTTGTTAATTCAACTTCCTCTGATGCTGATGTTTTGTATTGTAAAATAGTTGCTTCGCAGATTCTACGGTAGATTTGGTCTTTTAAAACCTCATCTTTTAAAATGGATACGAAATCTTTTGATTGGAATTTGATTTCTTCTCCTGATTCAATATCGGTATATGTGTACCAAGCACCTGCTTGCTTTACCAACTTTTGGTCTTTCATAACTGAAATCCATCCACCGTAATTATCAATACCTCTATCAAAGAAAATATCAAAATCTGCGTGTCTCAAAGGAGGTCCCATTCTGTTTTTAATAACCTGACAACGAACCTTAATACCTACGATTCTATCTACAGATTTCAATTGTCCCATATTCTTCAATCTCAATCTAACAGAACTATGGAATGCAAGTGCTTTACCACCCGATGTTGTCCACGGGTCTCCAAACATTGCGTTCATTTTCTGTCTTAATTGGTTTGTGAATACTAATGCAATAGATTGTCTACCAATCATATTGGTAATCTTTCTCATTGCTTTGGAAATGATAATTGCCTTATCAGTTGCATAACCGTCTTTATCATAATCAGCTTCCATCTCTTTCTTTGAAGATGCTGCTGCTACTGAATCTACTACGATTGTAACTAATCTATCTTTATCACCTTTACGAACTTGCTCAATAATTGTTTCACAAGCTTCAAAAATACCTTCAACGGTATCTACTGAAACATAAAGGAGTTTGGAAATATCCACTCCAATTGCTTCTAAAAATTCTCTACTAACTGCGGTTTCGGTATCAATCAGAACTGCAACACCACCTTTACGTTGTGCTTCAGCTAATAAATGGGCAGAGAGCAGAGATTTTCCACTCTGCTCTAAACCCGTTATTTCTGTTATTCTACCAACTGGCAATCCTCCATAAGGTCTGTTTGAGATTGCAACATCTAACATTGCATTTCCCGTTGATAACCAATCTTTGACGTTTGTCGGAGCATCCGTACTATCATCGTCTAAGAAATAGGCAATCTTCCCATCCTTATTTTGTTTGTTTAGAGAATCGGCAAGTAAACTTGCTAAATCATCTTCTCTTTTTGCCATTTGTAACTAATTTTAGTTGTTAAATAAATCGTCAAATGCCGAAGTAACATCATCTTTTGTTGTTACCGATGCTTTTGGTGCAGGTGTTGTAGGAACTTCATCATCCCAAGGTAGTGTATCTACTACTGGTTTTGATACAGTTGCTCCACCTAAATCATGTGATACTGATGGTTTTGGTTTTGGTGCTTCTAATTCAGCAACAACCTCATCACTATCTCCATTTGCTCCCGCAGTGGGGTTTAACCAATTTTCTAATACTGATTTCAATTCTGCGTAAGATAATTCAGAATACAATTCCGTAATATCTTTTTGTGCGTTCAATAATTCAGTTACTGCTTCTGCTTCTGGTAAGATTTTAGATACCGCAGGTTTAACTCTGATTGTAGTTGTTGGGTATGCTGCATTTGATTCTTCAGCAGATACTACTTCTAATACAATATCACGTCCTGTGTGTGGGTCTGTAATATCACCATAATCAGGGTCTGCTATATATCCTAAAATATCTTGATATACAGTTTTACCAAATCCCCAAAACTTAACTCCTTCACTTTCCTTACCTCTTACGATTACGGGTGCAAATGTTCTTAATTTTGGCTCCATTTTCTTACCTGCTTTCCAATCATCAGTATCACCTGTACGTTTAAGTTTTTCTGCAAACTCTACGATTGGGTCAGGTCTACCAAATGAAATTGGAGATAAGTAAGTTTTGTTGTTAATGTTGTAGTGAAAATACAATTCAATAAAAGGATTGTCCTTATTAAATTTGTAAGGTACTAAACGGATTTGAGATTTTCCGTTTGCCGGTTTCCAAATTGAATCCGACTTCTTTGTGTTTGTTTGAAGAGAGCTAAATCTCTTTAATGCTAATGAAATGTCCATTGCTTTTTTAAATTTTAAGTGTTAATAAATTGTTTTAAATTTTAAGGTTATATCGCGATTACCTATATCTAAATATAACCTTTTTACTTTTATTGTAACAAAGATACGAAATATTTGTTACATTTCCTACTATTTTTTTAATTTAATTTTATAGTGGTTTCTTTATTTATATCGTGAATAACACCATTCCAAGGATAGTATTCTTCACCATTCTTAAATTGTTCAATATTCTGAATAATATCAAATAACAATTTAGATTCTTTTTCGTAATGCTCATCAGTTTCCATATGAGATGGATTCAAATTAATAAATTTAATATGAGAATATTGTTCTCTAATAGCATATTCTTCTATAATAAAATTTGAAATTGTTTTTTG